TGCGCGAGGTGGCGGTGGTCGGCGGGCAAATCACGCTGTCGCTGTCGGGTATCTACCTCGGTGACAGCGTTGTATTGGAGGTGAGTGCATGAGCGCAATCGACCTTTCCCAGCTGCCGGTACCGCAGGTGCTGGAAGACCTGGACTATGAGGAGCTGTATCAGGCCGACTTGGCGACCTTCCGTGCGCACATGGGTGACAACTGGAGCGCGGCTTTGGAAAGCGACCCAGTCACCAAGCTGCTGGAGGTCGGGGCCTACCGCAAGCTGCTCAACCGCTCGCGCGTCAACGACGCGGCCAAGGCGCTAATGTTGGCCTATGCCGTAGGGGCCGACCTCGACCAGCTGGCGGCCAACGTCAACCTGTCGCGCCTGGTGGTCCAGGCCGAGGACCTGACGGCAGTTCCGCCGCAGGCTGAGGTGCTGGAAGAAGACGATGCCCTGCGCGAGCGGGTGCAGCTGGTCTACGAGGGGCTGACCACGGCCGGCCCCCGTAACAGTTACATCCTGCACGCGCGCAACGCCTCGGGCCTGGTGGCCGATGCCACCGCCGAAAGCCCTTCGCCGGCGGTGGTCGAGGTGACCGTGCTGGCTTTGGAGGGTGACGGCACGGCCTCGGCCGAGCTGCTGGCAACCGTCGACGCTTACCTGAACGATGACGATGTGCGGCCGGTGGCTGATCGGGTGATCGTGCAGAGCGCCGAGATTCTGCCGTATCAGATCAACGCCAAGCTGTACATGGCCAGCACGGGCCCGGAAAGCGAGGGTGTACTGGCTCAGTGCGAGGCGCGCCTGGCCGCCTGGATCAACCCCCGGCGCCGACTGGGGGTTGAAGTGCCTCGTTCGGCGATTGACGCCCAGTTGCACATCGACGGGGTGAGCCGCGTCGAGCTGACGGGGTGGGCGGATATCAGCCCGACCAAGTCGCAAGCGGCCTGGTGCACAGAGTTCACCGTTGAGCGGGGTGGCTGATGAGCAGTCTGCTACCGCTCAACCGCACGCCGCTGGAAGCCGCTATCGAGGCCGCCGGTACCGAAGACTTGCCGACCATGCTGCGCCGCCTCTACAACCCCGACACCTGCCCGGCCGGGCTGCTGTATCTGCTGGCTTTGGCGTGGTCGGTTGACCGCTGGGATGACCGGTGGTCCGAGGCGGTCAAGCGCTCGGTGATCCGCTCGTCGTTCTACATCCACGCGCATAAGGGAACCATCGGCGCGCTGCGCCGTGTGGTCGAGCCGTTCGGCTACCTGATCGAGGTTACCGAGTGGTGGCAGACCGTTCCCCAGGGCGTACCGGGCACCTTCGCGCTAAAGGTCGGCGTAGCCGATGAGGGCATCAGCGAAGAAACCTACCAGGAACTGACCTGGCTGATTGATGACGCCCGGCCGGTCAGCCGGCACATGACCGGACTGGCCATCAGTCTGGAAACCTCTGGCGCCATGTATCTGGCCGCCGCCGTTTACGACGGCGAAGAACTCGACGTTTACCCGCCGCAACAGGTTGATATCGAAGTCACCGGCGAGATTGGCCGTGGCGGCCGCGATCACACCATTGACTATCTGGACGTTAACTATGGTTGACCAGACTTCACAGTTTTACGCGATCCTGACCAACATCGGGGCCGCGAAACAGGCCAACGCGGATGCCCTGGGCGTCCCTTGGACCTTCGCGCAAATGGCTATCGGTGACGGTAACCCGAACGGCCTGGAGAACCCGCCGCACCCCATGCCAACGGCCACGCAGACGGCACTGCTCAATGAGTGGCGGCGGGCGCCGCTCAATCAGCTCAAGGTCGATCCCAACAACGCAGCGGTGATCATCGCCGAGCAGATCATTCCGGCCGACGTAGGCGGTAAGTGGATTCGCGAGATTTCCCTGATCGACGCGGACGGCGACACGGTGGCGGTGGCCAACTGTCCGCCGACCTTCAAGCCGCTGCTGAGCCAGGGTTCGGGGCGTACCCAAGTGGTGCGCCTCAATCTGTTGGTCGGCAACTCCAGCAACGTACAGCTCAAGATTGATCCGAGCGCGGTGGTGGCTACCCGAGAATGGGTTGAGGGCAAGTTCGCCGAGCAGGACACCAAGCCATCGGTGCTGGTTGCCACCACGGCCAACATCGTCTTGAGCGGGCTGCAGACCATTGATGGTGTGGTATTGGCCGCCGGCGCAAGAGTGCTGGTGAAGAACCAGGCCGCCGCCAAGGACAATGGCATTTATGTCGTCGTAGCCGGCGGCGCCTGGACCCGTAGCGCCGATGCGGACCTGAGCGCCGAGGTTACTCCCGGCCTCATGGTGGCTGTTGAGAAAGGCACAGCCAACGGGGATAGCGTGTGGCAACTGGTGACCGATGCGCCGATTACCCTTGGCGTCACCGCGTTGGCCTTTGAAATGCTCGCCGGGCGCTCGGGGGTAACGGTCGGGACTTACAAGAGCGTGACCGTCGATAAGTACGGGCGCATCGTTGCCGGCTCCAATCCGACCACGCTGGCCGGTTATGGTATTACCGACGCGGTTGCCTTCGGGCAATACGGGGTAGGGGCGCCGCTGGGGTTGGTCGGCGGATCGGAATTGAACACGCTGTTGCAAGATGGTGTGTACGTCTACTCGTCCGGTTCCCAGTTGGGCCACGCGCCGATTGAGGGCGCGAGCCATGTGATTGTTCGCGGTAGTGCTGCCTACCCGCACCAGGAACTCAAGCGCATCTATCAGAACCGGTATTTCTTCCGTTCCGCGAACAAGGTTAACCCCACTGTGGCAGAGACTGATTGGGAGCCTTGGGTGGAGATGTTGCACACCGGCAACATGATCGAGGCCACCCAGGAGGAAGCCGAACAGGGCGCCGTGGGGACAAAGTGGATGTCGCCGCGTCGAGTGTTCCAGTCAATTGCCAAGGTTGTCTCCCAGGCGACGGAAGCGGCGTTTGGCTGGCTCAAGATCGCCACGCAGCCGCAGGTCACCATCGGTACGGATGACACCACGGCGGTCACCCCGAAGAAGCTCAGGGCGGCGCAGGCTACCCAGGCTGAGGCCGAAGCCGGCGCGCTCGATAATAAACTTATGACGCCTCTGCGGGCGTTCCAGGCTTTCAGTAAGTGGCTGGTCAAGGTCAGTTCGCCAACCGATACCACGGCGGGTTCTTTGCTTACGGTTGGCACTTACGGTTTGGGGGTCGGCCTCAACACCCTTGATGTTGACATGAACAACTACCGGACACCCGGCAATTACTTGACGCCGATGGCCGGGCTGCTGAACTTGCCGGCGGGCTGGTCGCCGTCATTGCGCTATAGCATGGTGGTTGATGGGTACAACGCTTATAACTACCTGGTGCAGACCCTAACGGCTGGCATGTCTGACGGCACCCCAACTGGCACGGCCAGGCGCACCATGACCAGTGCAGGTGTATTCACGCCGTGGGAGGTGACGCTAACCAGCCCACTGGCGACGAAGGCGCAAGCCGAAGCGGGTGTAGACAACGTCGCAGTGATGACCCCGTTGCGGGTGTTTCAAGCCCTTCGCGCAGCCACGGCGATTGCCACCGAGGCGTTGCTGGGGACTTTGCGTATCGGCACCCAGGCCGAGGTCGATGCCGGCGCGCTGGATATGGTCGCGGTGACGCCCAAGAAAATGCGCTGGGGCTTTGCCTTTTCTTACGGCTCCAATGGCTACCTGGCATTGCCGACCTGGTTGGGCGGGATGATTTTCCAGTGGGCCAACGGGCAGATCAGTGCCGGTGCCGGCACCGCCCGGGTCAATGTACCCATTGCGTTCCCGACGAGCCTGGTTTTCTACTCGATTGGAACTTCGGTGGCAGGGGTGGTTATGACAGGTCAAGACGCCTCGCCTACTGGCATGGATATCAACGCCCGCGTGGTGGTCAGCGGTTCTTACGTTGTTCCGCCCGGAATTGTTGGTTACACCTTCTTCTGTATCGGGAAATAAGACATGCGTTATTACAGTCAATCCACTGGTTGCTGCTACCTGGAAGGCATTCATGCGGCCATGCCCGATGATGCGGTAG